CTATTACAGGAATAAGCGATAACAATGTGTCTACTCACCGTATACATGGTGGTGGATTTGTATGGGACGACGATCTGACGAACGGAATAGGAGAATCTGGCAAGAGATTCTATGCAGATGGCTATTCATCGTCTCAATCAATTGCCATTTTGCCCGACCTATATGTTCTGGGAGATTATTCCTCAGGATACATAAAAATCTATAGCAAGAGTGTTCCTTTTGGAGAAACAGACAATAGTGGACAACTCCACACTTACTATGGCACTCAATTTTCGTCGGCCAATTCAAATTACGGCAAAACCTTGGCTTCAACAGTTACACCATCAGGTGTGACACTACTGTTTGTTGGAGCTCCTGGTTACGCTGGAGCTGGCAGCGAAGGAAGAGTTTTATGTCATGTGCTATCTTCTTCTGGCACAATTCTAACCACGCACACTATCAATAATCCTCAAAATACCAATGCCGATTCTTTCGGAACATCGTTAGTGTGTAACTCTAACTACTTGGTAGTAAACTGTGATAACGCTTATGTTTTCATATACGATATCAGTGATACTAGTCAGGCAATTGGTCCTACTTTAATCAATACACAGACTGCAACAGCCGCACTTGGTAACGGCAATCATCCTGACAATATTTCTGGAATAGCCATTAGTGATAATAACTATATCGTTATGTCGCAGAACACTTTGTTCACTTCTGGAAGTTCTGATGGATCAATTAGAGTTATTGATTGCGATGATAACTTTTCTGCCCGAACTATTTCTGCACACACTGTCAGCACTTGGGATAAAAAATACTTCGGCGATGCTGTTGCCGTAAATAACAAATACGTTTTTGTTAGCTGGAATAAAACAGTGTTCGTATATCGCTTAGACGATTTAAGCAGAATAGGCATGATATCAACAAAAAACGCCACTGTCAATTATTGGACAGAAGAAGATTCTCAAACTACATTTATTTCTCCTTTAACAGAACAGAATGAACCCTTTCTAGCTGCAAACGACCAGTTCTTGTCGATGAATGGATGGACTCTTCGTACAGTCGATACGCCTCAAAATACTATTATTGTATTTGACATCAGAAAATTAGAAGCCCAAGGATTCAATGACACAACCACTGCAGAAAACATATTGTTTCTAGCAGATGAAGGCTATAGAGGCACTAATACGTTCGGTAAAAGCGGACACGTATTATTTAAAAACAGAAACACTTATGCAAGTGAAGCTTCTGATGTCGATGTCGATAACACTGAGATTTGGACTTTAGATCCAGGAAGTCCTGTTTCAAGTATTTTAATTCATCCTGTAGAGTTTTGTTATCCAATAGACAGTCAAAATAACTTAGACAACACAATAGAGGTTGATTTGGGTGTTGATGGAACAGGTTATGCGACACTTCATCTTTTACAAGACATAACAACCGAGTCTCTTCAATCGTTGACTCTCACACTAGAGCCCGAGTCGTTATTTGGTGCAAATACTGGAGAACCTTCTGTGTCAGTTCTGGTTAGTGACACAAGTGTTGGCAGTGAAGACACACAAAGTATTGCAGATGATCCAACAACAGGTGTATACACGATTGTGTTGGATGAAAACATTTCTGAAGACTATCAGGCACTAACTTCTGTGCATCTAGTGGATAAGAACACTGTAAATGAGATATATAACACGAATCAGACAATTGTGGTATCTGCAGATTCTGCCAGATTGTTCTCATTAAATCAAATCGCAGATGAAGTCGAAAGAATTGCTTTTGGACTCACAACTCCTTCTCAAACCACTCCAGAATATATTGAACTCTTTCAGTTCTTGAATGCGTTTGGCCCATCTGGATTTAAAAATGCGGACATAAACTTCTCTGGAGAAGTCACGGTATTGGATGCACAAAACATCAGATTGGCAGCAGAAGGAAAAGCAAACGCAATTGCCTTGTTGAACAATAGGTTCGACAAGTATACGAAAATATCTATAAAAGAACTAGAGACGATTTCGCTTTACGATGAATTGTCAAACAAGATAGCTACTGGGAAAGTCATAGTATATTTAGAACCTGTATTACATATATCCACAACACAAGGAAATCAGTTTCCTGTGTTAGGTTCGGATGATAATCCCATCACTCTGGTCAGAGAAGAAGAATCAAAAACAATTGACGCTGTACAAATATCCACATTTAATAATACCGCTAAGTTTCAGTTCTCTGAATTGGGAGACTATAAAGAGACTGTAGATATCTTTACCCAGACTATTGACGAACTTTTCAACGAAACAGTGGGTGATTATTTTTCTGATAACATTGAAGATGTATTAGACACAAACTCTTATGAGTTGGGCGAAGTGTCTGGAATAAGCATATTAGATAGTGGTTCTAACTACGACACAGAAACATATTTTAAAATAGTTAATCCATTTATTAGAAGCCTTGGTAAAAATGATTTCTATATCATATTTAAAGATTTAGATCTATCTTTTTTTGAAGGCGACATCATCACTCAGGAATTAACTAGCCCATTTAGATCCGTAGAAAACTATCAAGCAAAAGCAATATTTAATAGAAGAGATGGAGAAAAGTTTTATTTCACACTAAAATCATTTTATTCATTTGAAGAAAATTCGCCTATTCAATTTGGAAATAGGCAATATAATATATCTACGCTTGATTATGATGCAACAACTAAGAGATTGGGAAATAATTCTAACATCAATAGTAAAACGCAGTATGGAAACGGACAAATTCTGTCTGCCAAAATAATTAATACTGGATATAAATATAATGATGGAGATTCAGTCAAACTTATCAATAGTGAAGGAAGACAAGTTGCAACAGCGCAAATAAAATCGACTGGAACAGGATTTACTGAAGGAAGATGGACAACCAGAAACTCATTCTTAAATCAGGCAGATAAATTTATTCAAGACAGTGAGTATTATCAAGCATACTCATTTGATTTGGGATCAAGTATAATTCCTGAAAGATATGTTGATATCGTTGAGGACTTAATGAAAGTGGCAGGAACAAAAATGTTTTCTACACCAACTATAAATACAACCAATGATGTTGTTCCTGCTATCACAACAGAAATAGAATTTTTTGATATTCTTTCTGAGCCATTTATGACAGAGACTGGAACAATTGAGTCACCACTGGAATCTGTTCCTATGATCACAGAAGACGACAGCGCAAACTTGGTTACTGTGGAAGCACTAACAGATACGAAACTTATTATATAGGAATGAGCTAAATGCCATCTAAAGTAATTACAGAGATATACAAGTCAAAAAATGCAAATGACTTTTACAACAGCCTAGACGACAGTAATTTTTATACTGTGGCAAGTGGTATCGATAATCCTAATGGTGATTCCATAAACAGTCTACGTGACCGAACTGAGTTTCTTAGGCGTGTTATATTTGGATCGAAAGTGACTACATCTGACGCACGATTTTTATTCAGAAAAATAAACTGGACCGAAGGAAAGATTTTCGATCAGTATGATGACATAGACGATCTAACAGATAAGGACTTCTACGTGTCCGAAATAGATGGTGTGCTAAACGACGGTGACTATAAGGTTTTCAAATGCATTTCGAACAACAATGGCTCAAGATCAACTGTTAATCCAACGGATATTCCTACGTCTGACTATGATGATGGATACTTTAAAACTCAAGATGGATATGTGTGGAAATACATGTTCTCAGTCACCTCAAGCGAGTACACGAAATATCAGACAGAAGCTCTTCTTCCATTTAATCCTGTTAAAAATCCTCAAGGCACAGACGGCATATATAATGTGGTTATAGAAAATAACAATCAGTCTGCAATATCTCTTTTTGAAAACTTTAATTTGGGAGAGTGTAAGATTGTGTCTGTGTCTCAAGACGCAGATGGAAAATACTCTTCGAGAGTTCAGGTTCCTTTAGATAAAAAGTTTAATAATGAATCTAATTCTTATAAAGACATGTATATCGAAATAGAAGGATCTGTTTACGAAATTGTTGAATCGTTTATTGTTCCCAATACTAGCGAGACGGTAACTATTATAAAAACTTACGAGAATCCTGACATAGACGGCGTGACTTCTTGTTTCATAAAACCAAAAATAGAAGTTTCTCAAAGTAATGGAGGCGGCTCAAGGTGTCTTCTCTCAGGAATTCTAGATCAATTTGGAACTCTTACAGGAGTTACGTTCAATAGTTATGGATCAGACTATACTGCAGCAGAAGCTAAATTGATTTTGCCTAAAGCACTAAGATCGTTTGAGGGTGCTGTGTCTATTCGTCCTATCATTTCACCGCCAGAAGGACACAATTCTGATCCTGCCATCGAATTAAAAATGAGTAGTGTTGGCGTAGTAACAAGTTTCTTCACGGACTTAACGAGTGTTATTCCGGGAGTTAATACATATACAAAGGTTGGTTTATTGAGAAACCCAGAATTTAATCCTCTAATAGAAGGATATCCACAGACATTCGACGCACGAAATAAAGTCACGGTTTTGGGTGGAGATGTGACCAGTCTAATCGATATAGGATATTATTTGGTTCAAGATAGTACGGTTGGCAGGGATGAGACGGTGTATGCTAAAATACACGATTTTACATATGATGAAGAAAATGATTTAACTGAAATTTATTTAATCGACTACGATAATCCTGCAAGTGGTAGATTGAGATCTGGCGAAACAATTATAAAAGAGCAATTAAATTCAAATGCCGGCGCCACAACAACGATAAATAGTATTGACGACGGTGATTACATAACACGTACAGGAGAGCTTTATCATTTTGTCAGTTTTGATCCTATCACCAGAACGAATGACAACATAGAAAAAGTAAAGTTCATATTTGACTTCTAGGAAAGAATAAGCAATGGGAATTAACACAGATTTAAATGTATCGCCATACTTCGACGATTTCGATGAGACTAAGCAGTTTCACCGAGTCCTCTTTAAGGCGGCCATTCCAGTTCAGGCAAGAGAGCTTACGCAGCTCCAGTCCGTATTGCAAAACCAAATCGAAAGATTTGGCACAAACATTTTCAAAGAGGGAACTACCATCAGTGGTGCAGACCTTTATGAAATTGAAGGGCTATCATACATTAAATTAGATGATAATCTAAGTGGTCTTCCTGACGGCACAACTTCGATCACGCAGTATACTCCTAGATATGCTACAGAAGAAGATGTTCAGACAAGTGCTCAAGGTCTTGGTAATATTCAAGAAGGTGATTATATTACATTCACGATTGTTGGCTCGACTAGTCGGTGAAGACGCAACTCAAAGTGTTTTTGACTCTGGTGAGCAAATTACGATTATAGATCCTTTCGGTAATACTGTAGGAAACGTTACAACGTCAACCTTATCAGACTATCAAGGAAAATCAAAAGGCGTTGGCATCACTGACGGTGTTATTTTTCAAAAAGGCCATTTCCTATACGTTGAGCCACAGACACTAATTGTATCGAAATACGATGAAAATGCAAATGATGTAGCAGTAGGATTTAGTGTATTTGAAAGCATCGTCAATGCAAATCAAGACGAAACACTTCTCGATAATGCTCAAGGATATCCAAATAAAAATGCTCCAGGAGCAGATAGACTTAAACTTAGGCCTCTTCTTACTTCTTATGCTAAAGACGAAGAGCCTGAAGGCTTCTTTGCGTTAATTAGATATAAACAAGGTAACGCTGTCACCATTCGTGATGCCACAGAATTCAATTCAATTGAAAAAGAAATGGCGTCACGCACTTATGATCAATCAGGAAACTATGTATCAAAAGGCCTTGAAGTAAGTATCGAAGAAGATGTTAATGACTCAGACATACTTTATGCTGCCGTTGCTCCTGGTATTGGTTATTCTCATGGTTTCGAAACAAATAATTTTTCAACTCGCTTTTTTCAAATCGATCCAGTAGAGACAATAGAGTCTTCTCAGAATCAGCAGATAGGCATAAAATACGGAAATTATTTGCCCGTTCAACCATCTAATTTGACGCGGCAGTTCGACAATTCAGGCGCAACAAAATATAAATTATTTACCTCAGGTGGAGCTGAAATTGGTGATTGCCATGTAAGGTCAGTAGAAACAGATAAGATTTATATCTACAACATTAGAAAAGCCTTAGGCCAAGAATCGGTCACAATAGGAAAAATTGGCACAACATCAGTAGATGCTGTTACTGTAGATGGTGGAGTACAAGGCACAAAATACTCACCAATGGTCTTCAGAATCGGAGGCAATGGAATCAAAGATGTCACTGACATAACAATCACAAAAAGACGTGCGTTAGAACTTGCTGGTGCAGGTGAGACCTCAGAAATTTTGATTCCTTTCGAGGCTAACAGATATCCCATTGATAATACCAACATCGTAGTTATCAATCAGATTAATCAACAAGTTGGTATTACTTCAAAAAGTGTTTTGGTAGACGGAAACGGAAACTCAACTTATTTAAGATTGATCGTAGATGGCACAATTGTGCCAGATGGCACAATAGTATATTATGATGAAGTGAAGTCAAGTGCAATTCCTAATTTTAAATCTTCTGTCAACATGTACGTGAAAACAAATCTAAGCACGTTCTATAGAAGAGCCTCTTTGGGTGTCCCAGATGCTTACGAACTAATATCAGTGAAACTATTCAACGGAGCAACTTCAACTGAAATCTCTGACGTAACTGAAAAATTCAAGCTTGGAACCAATCAAAAAGATGGATTCTATGATCTATCCTACGTTGAATTGAGAGCGGGAGAATCGATAGAATTTGGTCCTAATGAAGTTCTTCTTGTGAACTTTAAAGTTTATAAGCCAGACACCACATCTGGAGATGGATTCTATGTTGCAAACAGCTATATCAATGTTCCTAGGGAAGAAATTCCAGTATTCTCTGGATCTAATGGTCTTGCCTATGATTTAACCTCATGTGTTGATTTCAGACCACACATTGCTCCTAATGTTCAATACAGAACTGAAGTGGCAGGATCAGGAGTAGCGTTTGACTATAACGAAACGTACAACTACACAACGACTCCTAAAAACGTTTTAACTTCTATCTTGTCTGTGCCAGCAACAGACACTTCGATCACTGCAGACATTGAATCTTATCTATCACGAGTAGACCAAATTGTGATTGAGAGTGGAGGAGAACTTTCTTACAGAAAAGGCAAAGAGGCAAAGGTACCTTATGCAACTTCAACATCTGATCTTGTATTAGCTGAAGTTTATGTGCCTTCAAATCCTGTTAGACTTCGTGGTCCATATGCTCCGAGATTGAAAAACACTTCAATTAAAGCATACACAATGGAAGACATCTCTAAGATAGATAAACAATTGAATAGACTGACAGAAATCTCTTCACTTTCAATGCTAAAGTCTGATGCCGATGATCTTTTAATTACAGACTCTGCAGGCAACAACAGATTCAAAAATGGAATAGTTGTAGATAACTTTGTAGCATTAAAGATTGCTGATATAACTAATCCAGAGTTTTTTGCTGGAGTAGATAAATTCAGAGAAAGACTTATTCCTGCAGTTAAGCAATTTCCCGTAAAGCTAAAGCTAGATACCTTAACTAACGCAAAAGAGTTTGGCGAAATAATCACTAAAGAAGTGAATCCAACTCCAGTCACAGTCTTATCACAGCCTTTTGCTACGACATATAGAAATGCAGTGCAAGGCACATTTAAGTATAATGGCTCAGGAGAACTTTTCCCTCCATACGATTCTGGATATGACGTGACGCATACTCCTGTGCCCGCTGTGATTGATGTTGACATAGAAGGACCCATCACTGATTTAGCGAATCGTGTTAACGAAATGTTAAAGATCACAGGCGCAAACAGAACTGTTGTAGAAGTCGGTAGATCCACTAGACTCGAAAGAACTGCTGGTGGTAGAAATGAGATCACTACCGTCAGAACAAACACCAAAGAATATGGTGTAACAACTAACGTAAAAGAGACGACACAGAAGGTTGGCGAATTTGTTAGAAACGCTGCATTCTTACCATTTATGGAAAGAAAAGCTGTTAGAATTCTTGTGTATGGATTAAGACCTAGCACGAGACATTATTTCTATTTCGATGAAGATCCCGTCTCAAGTATGGTCAGTCCAGGAGTTATTGCCAATCCATTTGGAAGAGCGGCAAGAGCAAAAGACGTTAGAAATAAGTCTCAATATGGACAGCCAGTGTTCACTGATGAAAACGGCGTACTTGCAGCAGTGTTCATGATTCCTGCTGCAACATATATCGTAGGCGAGAGAAGCTTAGAAATAACTGACGTTGACGATTATAATGCCATTGATTCAGCACAGTCATCATATATCGCACTAAAGTATAGTGCATATAACTTTGATGTCGAGAAGCAAGCGCTGACAGTTAATACTAGATCAGCGACATCAGATGTTGTCGTGACTCGTGACGTGACAACAGGTCGTGACTTCATTTCAAGATTCATTCCTGATCCTCCTAGAAGAAACCGAGATCCTTTGGCACAGACTTTCTATGTCAGACGCAATGCAGTGAATGGCAGTAAGTTCTTTTACTTGGACTCAGTTGATATCTTTTTCAAATCTCAAACACCAGGAGTGGGTGTAACTGTTGAAATCCGTGAAGTGATAAATGGTTATCCATCACGTGTTGTTGTTCCTTTTGGCAAAAAACACCTAACAGCAACTACTATTCCAGAACTGGGAGTAGGTTTGGATAATGAAATAATTACCTCAGATAATGGTTCAGTTGCTACAAAATTCAAATTTGATAATCCGGTTAGACTTCATTCTGAAAGAGAATATGCGTTTGTCGTTGCTCCCGACGGTGGAGATCCTGGATTCAATCTATATGTGGCTAAACTTGGTGAAAGAGACCTAAATACTAATAGATCTATTAATCAGGACTGGGGTGATGGAGTTCTATTCTCATCAACAAACAATAGAACGTGGATTGCTCATGCTGATCAGGATCTTAAATTTAATTTAAACATCTATAATTTCTCAACAGAGCCATCTTCAGTAAAAATAAAAGCAGATGATGTCGAGTTCTTAGGCATCACTGGAACAACTGGAGAATTTTTAAGTGACGAAATCGCATATGCAGAAATTCCCAACTCATCTGTTGCTGTTGGTATATTTGCCAATTCACCAGATACTGTACAAACTTCAGATGGATCTGAAATGCAGATTGAAGTTGGTCAATATGCGATTCTGGAAAGTGATGCTGATGGATCTATATTTGCATCAAAAGTTAAAGCGATCACAAATGTTCAGAGTAACGACACACTTGTATTAGAAGAACCTTCTCCTTTTGCAGGCGCTGCGACTTTGAAAATAGGCGTAGGCGGATTTGTTTCATTGTTTGATGCGTCTAGACCGGACTCTATTCATCTGTATAGAAGTACTGCAAAAGCAGAAGCTAGATTTGAAATAGGATTAACAGTTAAAGGTGTTGACAGTGGGGCGTTCGGAACAATTACCTCTGTTGATGACATAGCATTAAGCTCAATTCAGGCACACATGTATAAAGTCGATTCGCCTAATGCTTCGGTAGATTTTGCTTTGTATAACGCATCGGAATTTGACAGAAATCTTCCTACAAATGACGATCTCTATATGCTGAATAAACCGAGGTTTATCGCAAGTAAGAGTAACATTGTCACTTCAGCATCTCCAGATAATTTTGTAATTAACTGTGATATGAGATCTGATAATGAATTCTCAACACCGATTTTTGATTTTGATATAAGTCAGATTCACGCATATAGATATTATGTGACGAACAACGAAGACACGACTTCTAAGTATGTTTCAAAAGAAATAACTTTAAACAGTGACTTAGCAGCAGAAGGACTATCATTCTTTGCAGGAATTCATAGACCACAGGGATCAGAAGTAAAAGTCTATGCAAGGTTTAAGTACAAAAACAATATAGAAAATCTCAGTGATTGGATAGAATTAGAGAACGACTCTCCTGAGCTTTATTCAGATTCTTCTGAACTAGAAGACTATAGAGATTTTGAATATCATCTTCCTTCACAGTATGAATCAGAATACGCTTCTTTCCAGTTAAAGATAGTTTTACTTTCTGATGGAGTTGCAAATCCTCCTGCTTTAACAGATTACAGAGCTATAGCGGTAACTTGATATGGAAAACAAAATACTAGCCTCTCCTGTCGCAAATGATATTGGTGCTTACAAAGCGGCCAAAAAGCGTAGAGAAAGAGAAAGAGAAATCGATAGAGCAATAGAAAAGATCAATAGGCTTGAGCAGACAATTGAAGAGCTATTACTGACAATACAGAACAGGAAAGATAAATGAGCAAACAATTAGATAGAATACAATCTACCAATAGCTTCGAAACCTGGTTCAATATCACAAACGAGTTGGTAGATGCCGTAGGCGATACGGTGACAATAGGCGACGGAGAGTCCAATATAGGAAATGTTGCTATTGCAGGCAACATCTCTTCTGATTCCGTTCTGACGGATTCTATCAGCTTAAAATCTTTAGGAAATAGCAATCTGAATATTGATGTTCCAGTTTCTATCGACTCTTTAGGTGACTATACAGTAAGACTAAATTCTGGAGAAAACCTAAAAAACACATTACGCTATTCAAGCAACAATGCAACAACATGGGAAGCTTCAGTATCTTCAGACTATAACTCTTTCACAATTGAAAATGTTGGTGCTGGTGAAGCTAGAGTATTTAAGCTTCAAGAAAATAATGATGGCTTTTTAGAGATAACTGGCACAAACATAAAATTAAATGTGAATCTTTTGCCAGATTCTATATCGTCAAACACATCAGGAAATGCAAGTACAGCAAATACGCTGAGGACAGCAAGAAGCATATCAGTCGATGGTGATGTTAGCTTTAGTTTTAGCTTTGATGGATCAGAAAATATTTCTATCAGCAATGCCATTGTATCAGATAATAGTCATAAGCACTCCATAGCCAATGTTACGGGTCTTCAGGATGCATTGGACAGCAAGTTCACTGGAAATCCTTTTACAAAAAATCTTTCTGAGTTAGATGGATTAGGAATAATTGTTAAAAGTGAGGCAGATGATGTCAGTGTCGTAAATATCGTTGGAGGATCTGGCATCGGAGTCCAAAACGGTAATGGTTTAGGCGGAAATATTGAGATAGCTCATAGCAATACCTCAGATCAAGATGATATTGACGGATCAGATTCAGGATCGTTTGTGCAATCTATACAATTTGATGACTTTGGACACGTGACATCAGTAGGACTATCGTCAGGCACTTCTGGATTAAAAAACACTTCTGCGGCAATTACGATTAGTCAAAGAAACTCTTGGTTTTCATTTAATCATGGATTAGGAAGAGTGCCCTCTCATGCAACTGCATATATTCAATGCACTGCTTCGGATGCTGGATTTTCTGTTGGAGATAGATATGCCATACAAGAAATCATGTATAACAGTTCGCAAGTTTCTGCCTTCGTACCAGACACAATCAGAGGCGGGAGCGGAAACGAGGTAAGTTTTTCTGGCCCACGATGGAAACTTTACATAGAAGCTTGGAAGTAGATTAAAAAATGACAATCAATAGCGATTTCGATAACGTATTCAGAAAACAAATCTCATTAGGCAGGGAAATAAGAGGCGAATGGGGTGGTGGATCCACCAATGTTAAGATCTCTGATTATCAGAAGCGATACGGTCTGGATCAAGATAATAATACAGATGGGGTATATAATAATACATTTGGCGGATGGTGGAAGCCAAAAACCGGTCTTTTTATACGTACTAACGTATTTAATCCCAATGAGAGAATAAAAGATCAGACCGATTACCGAGGTATGTCATTTAGTGATTATCAGGGATCACAAAACTACAAAGCGACTAGACGCATATTGAGCGGATCTCAAAACTGGGCCACGCAAGAGTATTTTTTTGGTCGAGGTAGTATTACATTTTCGACCATTCATTTATTCCAAGCCGCAACAACATTTGCGATTTCAAATGGACGTGGCTACTCCGAGTACAAATCAGACGAATCTGGAAAACCTTTTGGATATGGCGCTATGGATCCTGGCCATGCGGTTCCAGAGGGAATTTGGTCAAGAGAATGGCACCAGTTGATTAATGCCAAACAGCACGATTTTATACAGCAGACAAAATATAGTAACTCTTTCAATGTCAGTATCAGGGAAATAGCTTCCGAACTTATAAAAGATGCATCAGAAGTAGGATTGAGATATCCTCCTACGCATGTCAGATTTCACTTGATGCCAACGAAAGAAGCTGTGGCAAACAGTAGACAGCTTAAGCGTTTTGGATTTACTGACGATGATTTTAACTATAAGGCATTTGGAACTGGATCCACAGGTTTCTTGAATTGGAATTTAGGCGGTGAAGCAAAAAGTTGGACATACACCCGTAATCCAGGAATAAAAATATACACGACAAATGCTGCAGACTTTATGAAATGGAGAGTAGCTCGTTATGGGGAACCGCAAAGCAGAGCTGTTGGTAATTTACTAGATTCAACGGTCAGAGGTACCCATTATGCACAACCAAGAAGTTATTACCTCAGAGGACAAAACGCCGGCGGCAGCAACATCAATGTCCAGTTGAACCTAGTCGCAGGCATGACTATTAAAACAAATGGCGATGTCGACCGCACCACTGCTCTATCACTATTTACAAACTCGCAACGGGCAAGAGGCAATGTCGAAGTTATGCCGCCTCCGGCTGATAAAGGGGATCGCAACCTACCAATTCGTATGCACTGGTGGCCAAATGCCCGTGGACTTAATAATAACACAGGAGCTTGGGCAGTTGATAGAGGCAACACCGCTGGCACGTTTAGAGGATTTGCGGAATGGAATCAAAATGGTCCATTTGGAGAGTACATTGATTTGAAAAATGAACTTTTGCAAGGAAGATCCAGAATAGCAGCATTTCATACGGGAGATCTTTACTGGGCGAGCATGTTATCAAATAACTTTTCATATGCCTATGTGAACCAGATTCATATTCCACCAGTCGAATTGGTTGTAACCACGTAAGGAATTTTATATGTCGCCTAAAAAATACACACCAAAGCCAATACCAGACAAAATAATTGATCCAATACTTGTTAAATATGGATTGACGAATTGGCAAATCGACAGATATAATATCGTATGCGTTTTTATAGAAGAAAATGTTCCGATTTTGAATCAAAATCTTGTTACGTTTGTGGCAAAAGAAGCCGGTGACTCATACGGACTTTTAGATATAAAATTTGATGGGTGGAGAAATTGTCCAAAACTTGTGAGTATGCTAAAAGATTTTGAAGGACAATATACCCATTTTGGTGTTGGCGTTAACGTGGTAGAAGATCACATAGTGCAATTCACATTACTTGATGATGCTTTTAAGGAGCTTAATTGGAAAGAATCCAACGATCCTGAGATGTTTGACTATAATGTATCCCAACAATATTTTCCAATG